GAAGCGGTGCAGGCGGCGAAGCCCGCGGGGGTGGTTTTGGCCGCGGAGTACCTTTTACTCCAGACAAGTCCTTTGTTATCATGGAGTTCCAACGAGACACATGCCATTGGGATTGTATAGGCTTTGGGGAATGGGGTATCGACCGTAGGCACTCCTGATCTACGGCACGCGGCTTGCGCTTGGCGCGATCGATGGGCTGGGAGGATGTACGACGTGGCTGAGTGGCCGGCGATTGCATGGCGCGGCGATAACCGGCCAAGGCGGGGCATTCTACGGCGCGGGCTAGAACATCTTACGGCGCGACCGGCTACTGTTGCGCGTTATGCTGGTTCCCAATGATCTGCACCGAATGCGGGCGCGAAGTAAAGCGCGTGTGCCGTGACTGCCAGCGCGATCGCGCTTACCGCGGGCTGTTGCTGCACCAACGCAGATATCTCCAAACGTGGCTGGCCGGCGCGATAGAATTACGCGTCCGAATCTTCGACGGCGTGCTGCACATGGAACTATTCGACGATCGCTGGCACGCCTATTGCGGCATCGCCATGATGCAGTACACCGAGCGCCAGCGAGTGCGCGAACTACCGGCGGATCTCTGCCCCGACTGTTTGAAAGTCTTCAACGAACTGACGGCGAAAGCCGCCGTGGAGGAAACGTATGCACGCTGATCTACGCACCGTTCTGCTGATCCTGGCGCTGGTGTGTTTCGTACTCGGCGCGATGGGAGTCGCAAGCTGGAAATGGGATCGCTTCATCGCCGCCGGCCTCGCGTTTGCGACGCTCGGCCTGCTGGTGGGATAATCCAAACGATCGTTAGGTTTGACATTTGGGTTTGAACATAGCCCGCCGGGTTTTGTAGACATTTTCCCGGCGGGCTTTTTTGCGCTGCTGCAACAATTTTTCTACACCACCGCAACAACAGGAAGCCTCGATATTTCAACAACTTAAAGCGTGACAGCTTAAGGCCTTCAGGGTTAGAATGTCCACAACCTATGGCGTTGGTCGGCGAAGTAGAGCTTGCGCGCGTATTGAAGCGCGATCGCATGGCGATCCGCAAAGCCGTGACGGCGGGCCGCATCACGCAGCGGTCTGACGGATTGTTCGAACTCGACGCCGCGATCGCGGAATTCAACGCCAACACGCAGCACGAGAAAGGGCACAACAATCGCTCTGGTTCAGCCGCTTCACTGAAGCAGACGTCCGGTGACGAACCGCCCGAGATTCCCGCAGAACTGCCGGCGATGGGCAAGCAGCCCACCTACGCAACGGCGCGCACCAACAAAGAGTGGTATGAGGCGAAGCTGAAACGCCTGAACTACGAAAAACGCGCGCAAAGCCTGACGCCGACCGCGGATGTGGAAGCCGCGCGCTTCACTGAATTTCGAACGTTGCGCGAGGCGTGCTTTCAGATTCCTTCTCGCGTAGCTGCATTGTTGGCTGGGGAATCAGACGTAGCGCGCTGCCAGCAATTGCTCAACGACGAGCTCACCAAAGTTTTCGAAGCATTCGCCAACGGGATCGCCGCATGATGTCGACGACCACGCTGCATCAGTCGCTGCCCGGTTTAGCGGACGCCTTTGAGATCACGCGCCGCGCAGCGCGTGCCGGCGCGCGTCCAGATCCCAAAATTCGGATTAGCGATTGGGCCGACCAATACCGCGTCTTGACGACCCGTTCATCGCCCGAGCCAGGGATCTGGCGCACCAGCCGCACGCCTTTCCTGAAAGACATCATGGATTCGCTGATGGCCGATTCGCCATGGGAGCGCGTGGTGTTCATGAAAGGCAGTCAGGTGGGGGCGCCGCTTGCGCTTGATACTCCGGTGCCGACAACCAGCGGCTGGACCACGATGGGCGAGATCAAACCCGGCGATCAGGTGTTTGATGAAAACGGAGCGCCATGCTGGGTTACGGGCATATCGCCGGTGCTTGAAGATCGGCCATGCTACCGCGTCCAGTTTTCTGACCATTCATCATTAATTGCTGATGCTTCGCACCGCTGGCGCGTGTGGCGAAAACTTGGCCCAGCGCGCGAAGAACTCTGTACTCGTACTACCGAGGAAATGTTAGCGGATTATAGCTACGGGAAAAGCAATGGCAACGAGCACCGATATTCCATCGATCTAGTTGGCCCGCTTTCTTTGCCCGAGGCTTCCCTGCCAATCGATCCTTACCTGCTAGGTTACTGGTTGGGCAATGGGGCTGCTCGGCAAAACAGCGCATCCGCGCACACCGCAGACGCCGAGGAGATTGCGGAACATCTCAGGGCATCCGGCACCGCAATCGAGGTCCAACCGCCTCAACGCTCACAACAGGGCAACACGGCTCTCCTAGTGATCGACGGGGGACGGGCGCTTGAGCATGGATCAGATGGCCGCTTTTGCGTGGCGGCAGCGCCAGACGAGAGCTATTTCCCCGCTGCGCTCAAGGTTCTCGGGCTTATCGATAACAAGCATGTGCCGCCGGCTTACTTGCGGGCCTCAGTTTCGCAACGGCTGGCCTTATTGCAAGGGTTGATGGATTCCGACGGTAGCATTGACCGACACGGACGAAGCGACTTCAGCACATCCGAATCGCATCTCCGCGACGAAGTCTACGAGTTACTGGTCAGCTTAGGTATAAAGGCAACTATTGCCAGGACTCCGCCAAAGATCAATCCGTCGATTCGCGGCCACCTGGTCCATTCGAAAGAAAATTGGCGCATTCGATTCACGGCTTATGCAGACTTGCCCGTATTCCGTTTAGAGCGCAAAAAGCTGCGGCAACGAGATCGCGGTAAGGGCGATCCTACTGAAACGGGGCGGCGCAGGGTTGTAGCAATTGAGCCGATAGACTCCATCCCAGTCAGATGCATCTCGGTAAGTTCCGAATCCCACTTATTCGTTTCGGGAAGGTCACTCGTCGTATCGCATAACACAGAATCTGCGAATAATTGGATTGGCTACATCATCCATCTCGCGCCTGGGCCGATGCTGGTGGTGCAGCCAACCGAGACGATGGCCAAGCGCAATTCGAAGCAGCGCGTCGGGCCATTGATCGAAGACTGCCCGGTGCTGCGATCACTGGTGCGTTCGCCCAGGTCGCGCGATTCCGGCAACACGATTCTCGCCAAGGAATTTCTGGGCGGCATCCTGGTGTTGGCCGGCGCGAATTCGGCGAAGCAACTGCGCTCGATGGCCGTGCGCTACCTGATGCTCGATGAAGTCGACGCTTATCCGCCGAACGTCGATCGCGAGGGCGAACCGTGTGATCTCGCGATCGCGCGCACCTCGAATTTCCGGCAGCGCAAGATCTTCATCGCATCCACGCCGACGATCGCAGGCCGCAGCCGCATCGAGCAGTTTTTCGCGTCGAGCGACCAATGCTACTTTTTTGTGCCGTGTCCGCGCTGCGGAAAATACATCACATTCCTGCCGGAACAATTGGGCTGGTCGAGAACGCATCCGCACGAGGCCGCGTACCGCTGCCAGGAATGCGAACGCGAGATCTTCGATCACGAGAAGACCAAGATGCTCGACCTCGGCGAATGGCACGCTACGGCAAAAGGCGACGGCATCACGCGCGGGTATCATCTGTCGAGCTATTACTCGCCGGTAGGCTGGCTCAGTTGGACGCAGATCATGCGCAAGCGCGACGCCGCGCTCAGTTCGCCCGAGAAGCTGCAGACGTTCTACAACACGATCCTCGGCATGCCATGGGCTGACCAGGGCGAGGTGCCGGATGTTGATCGCCTGTACGAACGCCGCGAGAATTACGTGATCGGCGAGGTCCCCGAGGGCGGTCTGATTCTGACTGCCGGCGCCGACGTGCAGCGCGATCGCATTGAATGCGAAATCGTCGCCTGGGGCCGCGATCGCCATTCCTGGTCGATCGATTTCCGCGTGATCGAGGGCAACACCAACCAGCCCGAGGTGTGGATGAAACTGTCCGCGCTGCTCGACGAGGATTTCCCGAGCTATTACGGCGCCACGCTGCGCATCAAGAAACTGGCCGTCGATTCGGGATTCAACACGCTGCGCGTTTACCAGTGGGCGCGCCAAATGGGCTCGATGCATGTGATGGCGGTGAAAGGTGAGAACCATACGCATGTCTCGGCCTTTGTCGGCGCGCCCACGCTGGTGGATGTGACGCCCGGTGGCCGCATGATCCGCGGCGGCGTGAGACTCTGGCCGGTCAACACTTCGGTCGGCAAGGAAGAGCTTTATCGAACGCTGCGTTTGAGCGCGCCCGATTTAACCGCTGGCGAATCGTGGCCTGCCGGCTATTGCCACTTTCCGAACTACGGCAAGGAATTCTTCGAACAGTTATGCGCCGAGCAGTTGATCACGCACACGATCGCAGGCCGCACCACCACGCGCTGGGAAAAGCGGCGCGACCGCAACGAAGCTCTGGACTGCCGGGTTTATGCGCGGGCCGCTGCCGCGGTGTTGCGTATCGAAACATGGCCGGCGCGCAAGTGGGATGACATCGAGGCTTCGCTGCGCGAATCCGCCGGCGTGCAACGCGCGCCGACCACCGCGGCGCTCAACAGGCCGCGGACGCCGGTGCCGCAATTCAGACCGATGAGAGCCAACGAGAGTTTTCTGGAGTGATTTATGGGACCTCCGTTTTCTAGACCGCCAGCGCCGATGCCGATGGATCTCAAGGTCGCGCTGCGCGACATCACGCCCGATCAGGCGGCGACGATGTTAGCGCAAGCGCAACAGGCGTACTTCAACTTGCTCACCGGCCAATTGCCGTCGGGCGTCGATACGCCGCAATTGGGACGCGTGACGTTTTGCTCCACCAACGCCGCGGACTTGCAGCGGTTGATCGATTATCTGAACGGCGTCATCGCCAACGCCGGCAACGGCAGCAGCGCCAATGGCTGGGGAACTCCGACGAAAGTCCGCAAGCCGTTCAGCTTTTACGGATGGCCATAGAGACGGCTGATGATCGCCCAGACGCCCAAGAACGGTACGCAACCTCCGCAGGCGCCCGCCAAGCGGCCTGGGATGCTGGCGCGCATCTGGCATGCGATCCGCGCCGATGCCACCGACGGCGGCTGGGACTACGGCACGGGCTACGGCTACGGCACCTACGGTTATCGCGACACGCCGTACAACGGCGCCTCATGGATTCGCAAGCAGCTTTCGAACTGGCTTCCGATCCGCGCCGCAGCCGACGCCGAACTGCTGAGCGACATGGGCACGCTGGTCGCGCGATCGCGCGATCTCGACCGCAACACCGGCATCGCCGCCGGCGCCTTTCAAACGTGCCTCGACAACGTAGTCGGCGCCAATCTGCGCCTGTCGTGCTGGCCCGATTACCGCGCGTTGAACAAGGATGCGATGTGGGCCGAAACCTGGGGACGGAATGTGGAGTCTTTGTGGAAAAGCTGGGCGGAAACCACGGCGATCGACGTGGCCAACAAGCTCACCTTTACCGGCATGACCACGCTGGTATTCCGCAGCGTGCTGCAAAACGGCGAGGCTCTGGCGCTCCCGCTCTGGATGGACCGGCCCGATCTCGGGCAGTTCAAAACCTGTCTGCAGCTTGTGGATAGCGACCGATTGTCGAATCCCGGCAACATGACGCCGACGCTTTGCCTGCGCGGCGGCATCGAGATGGATAACTACGGTCGACCGACCGCGTATCACATCCGCAAGATTTCCACATGGCCGGCAATGTTTTTCCCCGCAATTGGCGGGATCGCCGGCGAATGGGAGTGCATTCCCGCGACAACGGACTGGGGACGCAAGCGCGTGATTCACATCTATCAGGCCGACCGCATCGACCAGACGCGCGGCAAGCCGTTACTCGCGCCGGTGATCGAGCAGTTCCGCATGCTCGATAGCTACCAGCGCGCCGAGCTCCAGTCGGCGATCGTCAACGC